TCTTCTCTATCGTCAATGGTAAATTCTACATCTTTATAGAAACCACCGGCAAATTCTACATCTAGTTTTACGACATATCGGTCTTCATCATAATCTCTTAAGCCACCAACTTTAATATTTTCAGTTCTTACAATTCTACTTTCAATAGTTTTACCTAATAAAGACCATTGTACTTTGGTGTTAGATAATGGTTTAATTTTATCTGCATGAATAACTGGCATACCTGAATTACCTGTATCAAACTTGGCAACTATTTCACCAAAAGGTTTAATCGTAAGTATTTCTTTATAACCACATTCTGTTGGTACTGTAAATCTGTTTACCTTATCTGCAAAATGTGTAATAACTTCTTTTGCAATATTCATCTTAGTAGCTTCTTCAATACCCTCTGTACCTGGTGATGAATTTACTTCTAACATATATGGTGGTTGTTTTTCTCTATTCTTACTTGGTATAAAGTCAACAGCAGTCCAATATCCACCAACTGCTTTGGAAGCTTTTAAGGATTCTTCTATTTCTAATTCTGTTAATTTAATTTTTTCTGGTTCTGAACCTTGTGATACATTTGACCTAAAATCTCCTTCAATAACTGGTCTTTTCATAGCCGCTAAAAACTTACCACCTAGTATATGTACTCTTACATCATAATCTGTTTTGATATATTCTTGTACTAATAGGTCTGCGTCTTCATCTTGTTTATGAATTAACTGTACTATTGAATCTAAACCTTTTGGACTATCAACAAATAAAACACCAACACCCTTACTACCTCTAAGAGTTTTCATAATCAAAGGAAACTTTATACCAGATTTATCAACTATCTCATTTGATTTTTCATGGTCATTAATTAACTTTGTTTGTGGTTGTGTTAACCCATAATCTGCAAGCCTTAATGCTGTTCTATATTTGTCAGCACACATATTAATTGTAGTTCTAGGATTTACAAGTGTTGCATTTGCTCTTTCAAGTATTGATACAAAATCTAACCAACTATCTTTTCTACTAATACTACCACGAATAATAGCAACTGTCATTGCACCTACTTCAAAACCTTTATCATCATCTTTATTATGAAATTTACGAATACCGTTCTCTAAAGTTGAATAACCACCTGATAATTTAAACAAGTAATATGGATAATTTAACTTATCACATTCTTCTTTTAATCTATCGGCAGTATGGAATTCTTTTGCGTTATCTGGCTCATCTGTAACAATGAGTAACCTTAAAAACGATTTCTCTTCCTTTTCTTCGCCTATGAATTGTTTAAATTGTGGTACAAGCATTTACTGTTCGGCACCCTCTTTGTTATCTTCAACCTTTTTACCAATATTATATTTAGCAGATAAATTCCACTCTTTCTTTTCTTTGAAAGGTAATACTTTAATTTGACTTAAAGGTGCTTTGTTTTCAGCTGCCTGAGGTTGTACGATTTCAATTAAACTCCAATCTTGTAATAGAATGGCAATTGTGTTTCTTCTTTGTATATCATTCTCAACAAGTGTTGCCTTCTTACCATCTAAGGCAAACAATTCTTTAAAATGTACTATAAAGTATTTACCTTGTTTGTGTAAAATATGACATGATTGATATAGAGTTTTATCTTTTCTACTTGCTACACCAATTCTTGTTAAGGTTTCTCTGACTTTTAAAAAGTCGTCTGGTTGTTTAATGGTGACTTCTAACATATCTTCAGCCGACCATGATATTTCTTCGCTCATCTCTTTTTTCTCCCGCCTTTAGAAAGGCTTATTTTTATATCTTCAAGTTGTTTGTCGTTAAGTATGCTTAGAGCCTCTTTAGCTTTCTCATTACTATATCCATAATACTCTTTTACATACTCTATATTTTTCAATTTGGCTTGTGATAACCACTTGCCACCAAATCGCTTTGCTTTTCTTATACTATTTATATAGAAATGAAACTGTAGCTTTTTATCTAAGAAATGAAAACCATTCATTTCATTAGCCTGAGCTATGGTATCATAGTGCATAGACAAACACTTGTTGATTATAAAGGGAGGGTATTTCTTTTCCCATGTTAGGTCCTCAGTATCTAACAAAGGTTTCTTCTCAAAGTTTATTGCATTGAGATAATCTTTTAATTCATACATAATATATTCCAATCAATGTTGGAGCGGGTGACAGGATTCGCACCTGCGACCTATTCGTTGGCAACGAATTGCTCTACTACTGAGCTACACCCGCTTATCATTATTTAAATTTACAACTGGCCATAATCTCAGTTAAACAAGCGACCATATTAATCTCATGGTCTGCAACAAAAGCTGCCTTGTACTGATAACCAGCAATAATTAAAATTGCTTGTGGTACTGATTTACTATCTAATGAATCATAACAACTATCATAGATACCTCTAAAAAGAGAAGCTGGTTCTTTGTCAATATTTTGAACAACCCACTTTCTCATATCATTAAACTTTTTATCTTTTAATGTTTTTACAAGTTCTTTAGTATTTGCTTCTGATAGACTAAACAATATACCACTATCAATCTTACCTCTAACAGAATACCTTTGAAGTTCATTAATAGTTCTACGAAAATCAGGATAGTATTTCTGTATTAATTCTGCTAACACTTTTTTATCAAATTCAATGTTCTCGTCTTTTAATAGACCAGCCATTCTTTCCATAAATGCTTTAGCAGTTAGTACCTTTTGACCATTCTTAATTGCAAAATCAATAACAGTACACCTACTATGTAGGGCTGGTATAATTTTGTTCTTGTAATTACAGGTAAATATGAAACGACAATTGTTATAAAAGGTTTCAATAAAATTACGCAAGGCAGGTTGAACACTATCAGCGTTCATATAATCTGCTTCGTCTATAATTACAACTTTATGATTGGCGTCTTCGGTAAGTGATACTGTACTAGCAAAATTCTTAATCTTGTTTCGTAGTGTATCAATTTGACGGCCTTCATCTGAACCATTGATGATGATATAATCAGCACCAAGTTCTTCACACAAGGCTCGTGCAACTGTCGTTTTACCAGTACCGGCAGTACCAGATAACAACAGATTAGGTATTTCTTTTTGTTTTAGAAACTGACTAAAAGTTTCTTTTATATCCTTTGAAAGGATACAATCTTCGATTGTTTTTGGCCGATACTTTTCGACCCACAAATAGTCTGACATAATATAAACTCCACTTTATTCATTATTTTTAGGCTTCATTATTTCGTAAGTGATTTCATAACCACCTTTTCTATCAGAGAAATAATCTTCTTCTCTATCATAGTCATGTTCACCTAAAAAATCCATTAACTTATCATCTTCTTCGTCTGTTGGTTTTTTACCTATTGATTCAGGACCACCCCAATCAGGACCAAGATGTGAAATAATCTCTTTAAATCTATCTACAGAACCAAATGTTTCAGCAGCTGCTTCTTCATCTATTTCGTAGGTAAAATGACTATGTACACTATGATACTCAATCTTTTTTAGTTTTATACTTGCCATTAAAACTCACTATCTGGTTCTAATGCAATCCAATATTGGACTTTTTTGTTACGATTAACAAAGTGACTAATCTTTTGTGATGAAATACTTACATCATAGTCATCTGTAATCATTTTAAAGTTCTCTACTTTGAAGTAGGCTTTAAATGTTTTATCAGTTTCGCCAACATCAATAGAATATTCATTTGATGATTTATTCTTTTTATCTGTGGCAACCATGTGTATCTTACTACCATTACCGATAACTGCAACATCAATTAGATTTAGTGTTGTAGCCGCTTTCATAAGTTTTGCAAAGTTTTCCTTTTTAAAAGTAAACGATACAAAGTTATCAGGCATTGTAATAGATTTCGTAGGTGATACGATTACTGATTTGTCTGCAAAGAAATATTTAATATTCTGTTTAGACTTTGTTTCATTGATGGTTACATTTGTACCACCATTAAAGTTTAGAGTTGGACTATCAAACAAGTCGATAGACCTCAAAAATTCAGGCAAGTCATAGATAGCGAATTCACTACCAAACTCCTCACCAATCTCAGCTTCTGCCAAGATATTCTTCATTGTAGAAATTGTCTGTACTGTCTTACCAGGCTTAACCAAAATGTTTTGATTAATGCTTGAAAAGTTTTTCAATACATCAATTGTATCTGTTGAAAGATTCATTATATATTCTCCTATTATTAGTTTGTCAAGTATTTCAACATACTCTCTGGTGATGATTCACCGTATGGGTCGCTGGTCAAATTATCACATTTTCCAGGTTCTTCAAACAATGATTCAATAATACCATCATTTATAACCATAGAATATCTCCAAGACCTTTGACCAAATCCTTTATCGTCTTTACAGACAAGCATTCCCATTAACCTTGAAAATTCACCTGAGCCATCTGGAATCATTTTGCAATTTACAATATGTTCTTTTTCTGCCCAAGCATTCATTACAAAAGAATCATTAACTGATACACAATATATCTCGTCAATGCCTCTCTCTTTGAATTCATTAAACTTTGTTTCATATCCTGGCAATTGTTTACTTGAACAAGTAGGTGTAAATGCACCAGGTAATCCGAATACTACAACTCTTTTACCACCAAAAAAGTCATCTGTTGTCTTTTCAACCCATACGCCAGCTTCTCGGACTTTAAACTTTACGAATGGTACTTTATGTTTCATCATATATTTTTACTCATATTAAAATTGGAGCGGAAAGAATGTACTGCCCAAACTTCTCTCGGTTGGAAACCAAGTGTTTTACTTTTAAACTATTTCCGCATTTGTATATCATTATATAGTAAGTGACCAAAAAAGGCAAGCCTGATTTGGCCACTCATTTATTTTTTATTCCTCATCTTCCAACATAGCAATATCATCATCACTCAAACCAGACAATTTCTTTGATTGTCCGTTCTTTTTCAACACCTTTTTAAGTATTGAAAAGGTAACCGATTCAAGTGGTTTATTTGATACTCTACTCTCTGTTAATGATTTTTGAGCATTGTTTTCTGCATATTTAGCTAATGCTCTATCAAGTTCACCCTCTGTTGTTTCGGGGTCATTTTCTCTGATAATACTTCTCACATTTGCTAATGCACAAACCAAATATGAACCTACTGAACCATTAGTAGGCCATGCTGATTGTATTGACAATGCCGAATCAATAAAGTCATCATCTTTAATTGTCTTAATAACTTTTTCATTATCAACAACTTCATGGTAACCCAATGATTTTTCAACAAAGGCAAAACCACCCATGTTTTTTCCGCCAGGTTTCAAACCACATATGTTGATGTTTGCTCTATGTAATACATCACCCATTTTGATTGCTTCTGATTCGCCTTTGGCGTATCTAGCAAAAAATATTTCATTAGCACCCATAACTTCATTCTTTGAGTTTCGTGCTAAAAATAATTCTGCCTCATATTGTCTAGCTTTTGTATTGTTTATTTTAGGGTCATGTGTATAGATAGATACTGCAATCTTATCCATGTTACAGATTAAAGCCATAATAGCTCTTCTAAATCCGTCCCATACATAAAGTCTACCATTTGGTCGTCTAGCGACATCAATATGACCTGCTTTTTCTTTTGAAAACCCTTTATTTCTTTTTAGGTTTTTAAGTAAGTTATCTAGTTTTAATTTTCTTTGATATGTTAAATCGACATATAAGTCTTCTAATTTTACAGTTGATGAATTCTTATCGTAAAATGCACCAACAAAACTATCTAAAGTTTCATCTGTAAAAGTATCACACTTTTTTACTATTGCTACTATGTCTATTAATTTGTGGTCACCTAAAGGTAAATCTTTTAGTGCCGTTCGGACTTTATCGAAAGTCATTTTGCCTGTATTGGCCATGTTATATTCTCCTTAATTAATTTAAGTATGTTAGTTTTAGAAACTTAATGTTTCCATATTATTATTTATACATCATTATATAGTAAAGTGGAGGAAAGGCAAGCCTCCCTCCACAATTCAAATTTATTTAATATTGATAGTTCTAGCTTTCTTATGGTCTGGAACAATCTTCTCTAAAGATACTTTTAAAAGTCCATCTTTTAATTCAGCACCTTTAACTTCAACATCATCTGCTATAGTAAATCCTTTTGAGAAACTTCGTTTAGCAATGCCTTTGTGTAATACGCCGTCATTGTCTTCAACTTCTTTTTCTTCTTTTGATTTTACTGATTCGATTTTAAGGATATTATCCTCAAATGATACAGAAATGTCTTTCTTACTGTAACCTGCTAATGCTACCTGAATATCATATGTTAAAGAACCTGTCTTTACAATATCATATGGTGGATAAGAATTAGCCGCCGTCATGTGTGGTAGATGGTCAACCATATGGTCGAAATGAGCGAACATATCGTCAAACCCCACAGTAAATGGTTTTAGTCCAGTAAAAATTGAATGAATTGCTTTGTGATTTGTCATTTTAATCTCCTTTGTTAAGCAAGTTTAATTACGATACCTCTATTGAGCGTATCACTATTATTTATATAATCATTATATTTCATATTTCAAGTGGTAGTTTTTCTTTTTTGAGTTTAAAACTACCAAAACATTAACTCGCAGCTTTAGTTTGTTTGTTTAAAGTGGTGCGAAACTAAGCGCAAATGCTAAAACAATCCACTATCTAGGTTAACGCTAGCGCCCCCAAATTCTGTTATTGGTAGAGGTAGGCCTCACCCTCTTTTACCCTAACTTGTCTTACCAAGCCTATCACATTGTGCTACGAAGGCCAATGGACCAATAAAGAGTAGTCTAACCGTGGACTACCGTGTGTGTATTAAGGCACAACCCTTAAAGTGATGGTTTTTGTTAAAGAAGAACCATCAAACTCCTGCGACCCCGACATAAAATTGTCGGTCTTCCCTACGCTACTGGTCTTACGAACCGCCAGCATAATATATATAACACTTCACAGCGTAGGAATCTCTAAAAACCTCTTTGTTGTTGAAGCTTCTTTTGTTTCTTTTTCCAATTCTTAATAGCTTCTTTTTTCTTTTCTTGTTTAATCTCGGAAGGCTTTTTGTAGAATTGTCTATCTCGGAGCTCCTTAACTAGGCCTTCTTTTTGTACTTTTCTTTTTAGTACACGCATGGCTTGTTCAAGGTTACCGTTTCTAACAGTTACATTAATACTCATAAATTACCTCCTCTCTTAACAGTATAAGAAAGGTGGAGGGCACTACCCCTCCACCAAGGACTTACACTATGATTGATAGATTTAGATGGCGCTATCGTCATCTGACTCA